TGACCACATTGCCGTAGGTCTCGGCGTGGTCGCGGATGGCGCTGACATTGAACATCGAGCCGTGGACGAATTTGGTTCGGCCGAGTTCGACATAGTTGCGGATGCCGTAGGGTGTGATCGGAGCGCGGAGTTTCTTGGCGGTCTCTTCGATTTTCTGGATGGTCAGGTTGGCCGCGTAGGCGAGGAGGGCGTTCGGGCTTTTGGAAAATTTCCAGAGGCGGGCTTCGTGGTTGCCGCAAAGGATTTGGTTGGGCTCGAGTTCGTGGAGGAACTCGATGCCGGCCATGAGGTCGCCCGCGACATCGGCGGCGTGGTCGGCGTCGTTGCTGTCGCGGACGGCTCCGGCGCGGAAACTGGCGAGGTCAATGAAATCGCCGAGGTGCAGGGTGGTCTGGGGCTTCCAGGCGGCTTTGAATTTCAGCACGGCGGCGCGGGCCTCGGGGTCGATCTCGGCGCCGTGCGAGCACCCGACGGCCATCCACTTTTTCCATTTCTTTATCGGGGTCATGGGAGGTCGGGGATTTCGTTGTCTTTGCGGAGTTCCCAAATGTAGGAGCGGACTTTTTCGAGAGTGGCGTCGCAACCTTTTTGGGTCTGGCCTTCGTCGTCGCGCCATTCGCGGAACTCGCCGCTGCCGTGTTTAAGGAATGACCGGATTTCGTTAACGAGATCATCCAGTATTAAAACGGTATCCATTCCCTTGACCGCGCAGATGTGCTCTGTGCGCTCCTCGGGCAGGGTAAATTCGAGCGTGGCCTTCAAGCGGTCTCCTCCTCGTCGTCCTCTTCCTCTTGGATTGGCCAAAGGATTTCGTCTGCTTCGCGGCAGAGGGCTCGGGCCGCGTAATCGTTTCCGAATTTGAAATCCATGTAATAGGTCTCGCCCTCGTCCTCCCACGAAACGATGCACAAGGAGACATCGAAATGCTCGGCGAGGAGCGCGCGGGCTTGGAGCATGACGGCCTCGCGGTCTTTGGGCGGGGCGGTTTTCTTTGCCATATATCAGAGCACCCGGTTGAGGGCGGCGAGAAGGGCGGCGTGGGCGGCTGGGGAGCAATCGTCTTTGCGGCCGGGCGCGACATCGGCGTGGCGGATGATGTTGGAAAGGGGGATGTGGTATTCGTCGAGGATTGGCAGGAGGTATTCGACGGCGCTGAGGATGGCGTCGTCGCTCAGCGGCACTTGATAGGTGTCGCCTTCCCACGAGAGGCCGATGGCGAAGGAGTTGGCGTCTTTGCGGCCTTGCCACGAGGAGACGCCGGCGTGCCAGGTGCGCTGGCTTGGCGTGGCGAGCACGGTTCGCTTGCCGTTGCGCGCGATGATGCAGTGGTAGCTGACTTTTGAAACGGGGTCCATGCACCACGAAACGCTGCCAGCGTAAGCGCCGGAGGAGTGGTGGAGGACGACATGGGTGGGTTTGATGACGCGGCCGGCCGAGACATTGGGTGTTTTCCGGTTGGTCTGCGGGTAGCAGCGGACGGGGGCAGATGCCGTCGGGGGCAACGGCGTTCCTGCGGGCTTCGACTTTGCCGGTTCTGGCGCGGCGGGTGGCTGGGCCATGGGGAACATGCGGCGGAGGAAGTCGAAGAAGTTCATTTGTCTTTCAACGCCGGGAGGGTTTGTTGGAACGCGCCAAAGGCGTGCCAGAGGTCGCGGTTGGCGGCTTCGCCTTCGCTGAGGCGCGGCTCGAATCGGACGCTGGTGCGGATGTGGAGCGTGCCTGCTTCGCCGACGCGGTCACCGAATGGCGGCACCGGCACGGCGACGCAGGAGGTCAGGAAGGCGAGAGCCAAGAACAGCCATCCGAGGATCATCAGCACGGCGGCGACTTGCTTGGGCGTCATTTTCCTTTTCGGAAAACATTGATCGCGCCGACGAGGCCGAGACCGGCGGCCACGATGGCTTCCTGATGCTCGGGTTCGAGACGGAGGCCGACAGCGGTGCCAACCAAAATAAGGCCGCGCCATGTGGAGTTTTCCGCGAGACGGTCGAGGATGTAGAGGAGTGCTTTCATCTCCCTTCTCCGCATGTCAAAGCCTCACGGGCGATTGGCGAGGATTTGCTCGATCCGCTTGGTGCGTTCGTCGATGCGGGCCAAAGTTTCGGCGCGGTCGGCGGCGGTGGCTTCGATCTTTTGCAGTCGCTGCTCCTGCTTTTCGTTCTCCACCTCCACACGGCTGACTTTTTCGGGAAGAATCCACCAGGCTTGCGAGGCGCTGAAGACGGTCGCCACCAGGGCGAGCGCGGCGATGAACTCGCCGACGCTCATTTTTAATCCTGGTCTGTTTCGGACGATCTCGCTGCTCATTAGCTGTTCGCCTGGGCTAGGAGGGTGCCGACGATGTTCGTCGTGGCCACATTGGCGAGGCGGTCCGTGTTCAGAGCGTCCGTCTTAGCTTTCACCGCATCGATCTTGGTCGATTCGCTTGCGGCCATGCGGCTGGAGATTGCGGCGTCGATGCGGCCGAGTTCGGTGCCGAGTTCGGTGCGGACTGCACCGGCGACCGTGGAGGCCGATGGGGCCGAGGTCGTCGGGATGCTGTCTAGTTTTCCGCCGTTGCGCTCGAGGTCGGCACGGACGGCGGCGACGAGCGAGACTTCGGAGAGGTTTTGGTTGCCGATGGCGCTGACGATGGCGTTGAGGACGGCTTGGCCGTCGGCTTCGTTGAGGAGCGAGCCTTCAACGGCAGCCGCGATGGCGGTGCGCTCGGCGCTTGTCAGGCTGTAGCCGGTTTTGTCGGCGGCGGCCCAGACGGCGGTCGTGATCTCGGCGGCAGTCGGAGGAGTTGTCGGGGCTGTATATGACGAACCGGCCAAACGGCTCGAAACGCTGGCGTCGAGGTTTGCGAGCTTGGTGGAGTTTGCATCCATCTCCTGGCGGATTGCTGTGACCGTTGGAGCGGCGCTCGGGGCCACATAGTCAGCGGCGGCGAGTCTGCTTGAGATGTTTTGATCCACCCGGCCAAGCTCCACCGAAAGCTCGGTGCGCACCTGGCTGGCGATGGCGCTTGCGGATGGCACGGTTGGCGCGTTGGTGAGGGTTGTCGTGGTGTCGCAGAGGGTGACATTGGCCACGGTGTCGGATGCTGGGTTGAATGTGCTTGCTGGCACTTCAGCGGTGCCGGACCACACGATGCTGCCGCTGCCGACATTGGCTCCGGAGGCGCGGAATGCGAGTTGGTAGGTGCCTGCGCTGCCTGCCATGTTGCCGCTGTAGAATCCGGTCGAGCCGGTTTCGGGGCAGGAGATGGCAGAGCCTACGGCTGCGCCAGCTTGGTAGGGTTGGCAAGTGACGGTGAGGCCGGTGGTGGCGAGGGCGATGTTGAGTTCGTTTGGCATTTTATGAGTTGGTTAGGAGTTTGCGGGAGTCCACTGGCGCTCTACGCGGTCGGCGAACCAGACGAGGATTGGCTCCCAGTCGCCGTCTTCGGGGCGTTCGATTTTGATGAGCGGGACGATCTGCGGGTCCACCCAATCTTCCGGGCAGGGATATGGGCGGATGGTGTCGATGCGTGGTTCGTCGTTTTCGTCCAGCACGATGCTGGAGAGTTCTTGGCGTCCGTCTGCGAATATAAGTCCGTATGTTCTCATGATGTGGTTTTTGGTTAAGTTCCGTATGCGATTTCGACGGCATCGACTGAGGCGACCCAGCGCCAGATGGTGGAGGCTGTGCCGGTCACGCTGACAACGAGGGAGTCATTTGCATCACTTGCGGAGAGCGCTATGGATGTGCCTGCGGCGTTGTCTGTCCCGATAGTTATGGGCGCGTAAACCTCGCTAGTCGTGCCAGAGACATTCTTAAGAGCATACTGCCGCATGTAGTGTGCGACTGCCGCGCCTGTGCTGGAGATGCCTGCGATGTTAATTGTGAGGGCGACAACCTTGCCAGAAGGGATCGTGAGGCGAGTGCTGCTGCCGTCCAAGAATAGCTCGACTGCGCTGTTCGTGGTGGTCTTGTTGCGAAGGACGAAGCGGGCGCGTTGGGCATCTCCGGCATTTACAAAAACTCCTGCGGCGGCAGAAAACATTGCATAGCGATCTGCAACAGAATTTAAAGAAAACGCGACAGAACCATTTCCTGAAGCCGTTCCTTGAAAACCAAGTGCTATTGAATTGCTGTTCGACGCAACGCATTGTCTTCCAATCGCCGTGCTATATAGGCCGCTTGCTGTGTTATTAAATCCGATTGCCCACGCTGGATTGCTGGTAGTGTTTTGAAGTCCAGCTACAAAACTGTCGTTCCCAGATGCAATTTGAGTGGCTGCGGAGCGATTTGTCTGCAAATCAACAGCCCTTGCCCCCCTCGCATTCCCGCCAGTTGTTGTGCCATCTGGCTTCGGGCCGAGGATGAACGCCCCCGTGCCTTTCGGCGTGAGGACGAGCGCAGAGTTAGTTTCCGGGGTGTTCTCGGAGAGGGTGACATTGGCTTCGATGGCGACGACGGACCCGGCGGTGATGTCGGTGGTAAAGTTCAAGGCTGCGCCGCCGCTGGTGGTGGAAATTTTGAAGGTGTCGCCGGAGATGTCGCGGACGAAGTAGGGGTTGGTGTTCATCCCGTTGCCTCCGATGCGGTCGACGAAGCGGACGCCTTGGTTCGTTGTGAAATTGTGGCCGGTGGCGGTGATGATGTCGGTGGCGGCATTGCCAGTGACAGCGAAGGAGACAATGGCGTCTTCGACGAGGAGGCCGGAGGATTGCAGGGCGGAGCCGCCGGTGCCGTCGGCGCGGAGGATGGCGTTGTCAACTGAGCCTGCGGTGAGCGGGCGAGGTAGGGCGTTTGCGATCATGGGTTTTTAGGAAAAATTGAGTGAGGTTTTGGAAGACCATGCGCCGGTGGCGCTGGATTCGGTGCTCGAGTTTCCGTCTGCGGAAAATTGGGTTCGGGAGATTTCCCAGTCTGCGGCGTCGTAGATGGAGCCGGTGGCCGGCACATCGGAATACAAAAGGTAGCCCAGGTAGGTGGTGTCGCCGGATGAGTCGAAGACAAACACTCGGTCTGGGGCTTCGCCTGCTCCTGCGAGCTTGTAGACTTCGCCTGTTGCCGGGTTGCGCGAGTAGATTCTACGGTCGCTGTGGTTCACACAAATCTCTCCCAGCGAAAGCTGAGAGGTCGTCGGAATGGCTCCGGCGAGTGTGGATTTTTTCGGGACTATGGTTGGATTTGGCATGGGCCGGATTTATTCAGCGGTTTTTTTAACTCCCCCGCTTGGCGAGGCGGCATGGGCCGCCCCGCCGGGGAGTGGGTTAGTTTAGTAGGTTCCGCCGTCGATCGTGGTCTCGAGCGCGCTGATGCGGGTCTCGTGGTCGGCCACATCGGCCTCGACTGCGTCCAGGCGGCTGTCGGCGCTGGCGTTTTCGAGGGTGGTGATGCGGTTCGAGAGGCTCGTGTCGGCTGTGGCGCGTGTGCTGGCCTCTGAATCGATGTTGCCTTGGAGGGTCGTGTCGGCGGCGCTGC